CCGTTGCCTGCACCTCCTCCACTACCTGTGTTGGCTGTTCCTGCTGTGCCTGCTGATGCGCCACCTGCTGCGCCACCACCACCTGAACCGCCTGCACCTGATGAACCTGAATATCGATTGCCGCCACCACCGCCAGCAATCGTTGTTGCGGTTTGAATGAATGAGGCAATGCTTAACCCTGCACCACCAGCACCGCCAACAGACGATGTGCCTACTGCGCCTACTGCGCCTGCACCACCACCACCACCACCGCCTTGTCCGTCACCGGTTGCGCCTGAACCTATGCCACCAGTGTTGCCTTGACCTGTTGTTGCTTTTTGAGGTGATGTTTGGTTGTTTGTACAACCTCCACTTGATCCGCCAGTTGAACGGTTGTTTGAGTTACCACCTAAACCACCACCAACAGCGATTGGTGCAACTGTAGAGCCAATAGTTGTTACGCCTAGTGTGCTCTCAAAACCTTGTGTGTCCGCTGCACCACCAGCACCAACATCGATTGCGTAAGTTGTTGCAGCAAGTTGAATTGTTGAAACTGTGATACCGCCTGCACCACCACCACCAAAGTTGCCTGTGGATGACCAAGTGCCACCGCCACCGCCACCAGCAACCAGCATCACATCAAACAAACCTGCTTTGGTTACAGTCAAAGTTCCATCAGTGGTGAACGCCAACAGCGTGTAATTAATGGTTGAAACTGTTATGGATGAACTTGTGCCACCTGTTGCAGTGCCATAAGCATTGGCACCACCACCGCTAAAAAAAGTTGCGGCGCTAGCACTGGTAAACAAAAGCGTGCCACCCCCATATTGCGCTAACGCTAAAGAGCCAGAAGTTGTAACCGTTGCTGTACCAGCAGTAATTGTGCAAGTGCCTGCACCGGCATTGTAAATAAAAACGGACTGGCCTGCAGTAAACACTGACGCATTGACCGTAATTGTTGTCGCACCGGCAGCTGTCATTTGTACACGCTCACCAGCATCACCGGCAACTAAAACGTAGGTAGCGGTCAAAGCGTTTATCGGCAACTCAGTAATTGCGTTTAACTCTGCTGCAGTCAAAATGGTGTTTGCTACAAATGGAAACGGCGTAGTCATAGTTAAAGATTACCCTAACGCATTTAACGAGTCGATGATGCCATAAGTAATGTCATCTAAAATTAGATCTGTGAGCACTGTGGTGCTGCTAGTCCATACGGTCATGCGATGCCCGGTGTTGAAATTTATTAGGTGATCTATGCCCTCAACGCTTAAATCCTGTGTAATGGCTAGCGGTGTCCCACTAGCAAAAGTTTTAGTTGCGGTCACTGTGTCGCCAATTTCTATTGGTGCAAGCGCCGTTTTTTGGGCATCGCTTAGGCTGGCAAACGTGGTTGACACATTAGTGAAACGTGGCAACGGGATTGGGTACAGCAAGTAACTTGCCAGCGTTGCAGCTTGCCCGTTGGTGCTTAAAAGGCTGTCAGTTATTGCCTCTGTTTGCTTAAAGTACTCTGCAATTGAGCCAGAGTTATTAGCGTTTTGTAATGTTCCGCCAACCTCAATAGTGATATTGCTATTGTTTATAACGTTTTGCTGGTCAAATTCCACAATGATGTTGTCATACGGTGTGGCTGTGCCGGTGTCGTTAAAGGTAACTGACGGTGCAGCAAGGGTTGTACCTGTGCGCTGTTGGGCTGTAAGCACGTTTGCTCGACTACAGAATATGCGGCCCTGTTCAGCCTGTTGGATGCGGTTGAGGTAGGCGTTGACATTGGTGCCTGACGCGATCGTGTAGGCGCCTAGCGTGGCTACAGGGCTGCCGGTAAGACTTGTAGATCCTGTGTACCCTGCAGCGCTTAAAACGGCTGTAATGCGCGCTGACGAGGTTTGGCTGGTTGTAGCGGTTTCTGGCAATGAGCCTTGTGAGAGCACATAAATGTCGTCTGCAGCATTGATCTGGTATTGAGTTAACCCTGCCATGTTGTACTGCTGATTGTAGGTAGTCACTCGACCAGTAAACAAATATTCGCCGTTACGGCTTAGCCGTATTTCGCGTAATGGTGCTAGTCCGGGTTGCTCTGTGAGCTGGTTGTAGTAAATGCTTGATGTGTTAAACGGGTCATAGTCACGATTGGTGTTGGGCACTTGGATGTTGACTGACATTGTGCCGGGCCCAAATACGTCTAGCGGTTTGTGTCTGCCTCGATTGATGCTGATTGTTTGTACTACGTCTGTGATTTCTACAAAGTCTGTGCCGTCACCGTCTAGCACTGGGCCTGTAATAAAACTGCTGTTTAGTCCCCATGTGCCTGTGCTGCTTGATGCGTCAGCGGTGCCGTTCCATGCTTGGGTTTGCAGTGTGTAACCCGTGTAAGCATCGGCGTATGTGCCGTCAAAATATGGCAGCGCGCTACTTTCCTCCTCAAATAGTGCAGCGTCAACAAAAGTTGTGCCCGTTACGGTGTTTGTTAGTCGTGCCAATTGTAATTGCACAAACGGAAAACCGACAGGTGCTACGGCTGTAACGGTGTATCTAGTCCAAGTGTTAACCGTAATCGTGCTTTGTGTGCCGTTTAGCTCTGTAGTTGTTCCGCCTGTAATTGCTGTAGCGAAACGCATGCCAGCGCGGTAATCATCAGCAACATCAGTAAACGCGTAAACGCTAAATGTGTATGTAGTGCCAGCCGTAACCGCTAAACGAAACGAGCCCGTGCCAGTTTGCGCTACCGCTATCGGCCCTGTAGTTGTAGACGGATAAGACAGCAACGCTGACGCGCTACCAATATACGCTTGCGTTGTACTACGCAAAATAGTTGTGCCTGCACCTATAACACCCCAACTTGTAATGTTTGTTTCTAAATTTGGGTTTATTAAAAGGTTTGTGCGTGTGTCAAACGTGGTGTAACCCGACAGCAAAGACTCATCTAGATAAAACGCGCTTGAGTCATAACCTGTAGACAACTCAAGTAAATAAGTGCCGCCAGTAATAACGCTCGCGCCCGGCATTACCTGATCGCCAGATCAAGTGGCCCGTACACCTGTGTGTACTGTGTGAGCGCATCGACTACAGATCGGCCAATGTCGGCTGCAGATGAAATACCGCCAGACACATTGATTGTGACATTGCCGCCCATCCCACCGTTTTTGCCGTTTAACGGGATAACTGCCTCTGGGCCAGACTCACCAATCATTGCCAATGTTGGGCCTGTAACAATGCCGCCCTCAGCAAGGTACGGGATGTTAGGCACGCTAAACCCTCGACCACCTAAACCCGGCACCCAACTAGGAAACTCAAACGACAATTTGCCTATGGTGTTATTCCACAGTGATGCAATACCATTAAAAATACCTTTGTAAATACCTAGTACGGCAGTAAAATAGTTTTTAAGTACGTCAAACGCAAACTTAGTGCCAGTCACTATGCCGTCAATAACGGTGTCAACAACTTTACGCACACCGTCAAACTTAAAATACAGTGCAACAAGTGCGGCAATTACTACCGCAATGCCTAACGTGGCAAACCCAACCATTGCTATGTTGGCTGCTGTAAGGCTTAACGCAAACACAGTATTTACAAGTGTGGCAATACCTACAACTGTGTTAAACAGCAAGACCGCTGCCGATACACCACCGATAACACCAATAATGATCATAAGTATTTTTGTGTTTTCTTGTGCCCAACCACCAAACGCAATGAGCGTTGGTATTGCTGCCTCAATAATTGGTATCAGTGCAGCACCTATTGACTCTTTAGTTTCTGCTAACGCAATGCCTAAACGCTTCATGCCGCCTTCAGCCGTTGCAGCTGCCGCGTCTGATGCCCCACCAAACGTGCCGCCTAAAACATTCATTACGTCATCAAGTGACGCGCCATCTTTAATCATGGCTTTAATCTCTGGTGACAAGGCTTGTAGGCCTTTCATGTTGCCGCCATACGCTTTAGCAAGCGCGTCAGAAACCTCAGCTAATGACTTGTTAGACCCTGTAGCAATGTCTTGTGCCAGCGTCAATGCGGATTGTGCTGTCTCAACATCTTTAGTGCCACGCACCAAACTTGCTAATGCCGGGCGTAACTCGTCATCTGCCACGCCGCTAGCCAATGACATTTGTGTAATAAACTTTTCGGCAGACGCAATCTGAGCATCACTAGCACCAGTCACATTTTGCAGCGCTAAACCTAATTGCACCTGCGCGGCTTCATCCTCCATAGCCGCTTTAGTTGCACCAAACAATGCAACACCAATACCAGCGATTGCAGCGGCTGCAGGTAACGCTGCCTTTTTAAGAGCAAACGATGTTTTAGCGCCAACGCCTTCAAGTTGTTGAAATTGTTTGATTGCTTTTTCGACTGCTTTGCCATCGTACTCTGCAACGATTGGTATTGATAAACCCATTAGCGTAAACCGCCTTGTATCTCTGATTGCGTTTTAGTAATCATTGCAACCATCGCTTGCTCAATGCCACGCCTTGCTTTATAGACGGCTGGCCCAATTAAACGTGTGCGACCAGCGCCGACAAAACCTA